GTGTATAATATAAGTATATGGCTCAGTCCTACATACTTAAAGGTACGGAGAACGAGTTCCTGCTAGTAATTAGAGCAGAGGACGAAAAAGCAATCTATAACATAATAGATTTATTAGTGACCAGTCGTAATGAACAGATTAAAGAGTTAGCAATAGAGTTAGAGAAGAGTTTACATGATAACGGAAGAGATTCTAGCAAAGCTAGACCCAAAAACAAGAGCAAGACTACAACTAGCAACAACAGTAAGCGTAGAAAAACAAAAGACGCCTAGCATTGGCTTAACAATGGGACTCAAAGGCGGATTAGGCTTTGGTCGCCAAGTCCTTATCTGGGGAAATAAGTCTGCTGGTAAATCTTCATTCTGCTTACAAATGATTGGTCAAGCTCAAAAAGAAGGCAAGACTTGTGCTTGGATTGATGCAGAAGCATCGTATGACCCAGCTTGGGCTGCCAGATTAGGCGTAGATTCAGAAAAGCTAATTTATTCATCCGCTAAATCTATCAATGACATGGTAGATGTTGCACAGCAACTTATGGAGGCGGGAGTAGATATTATTGTTGTAGATTCTATCTCAGCATTACTTCCTGCCATTTACTTTGAGAAAGATAGTTCCGATCTAAAGAAATTGGAAGATACCAAGCAGATTGGTGCTGAAGCAAAGGATATGACACATGCAGTCAAAATGCTTAACTATGCAAACAAAAATACGCTACTCGTTCTTATCTCTCAACAGAGAAACCAGTTTGGATCTATGCATGCAAGCCATATCCCAACAGGAGGAATGGCTGTTAAGTTTTTCTCCAGCACCGTTATCAAGCTCTGGGCATCAGAAGCTGATGCAAATGCTATTAAGTCTGGAATCCAAGTTGGTGACAAAATTATTGAACAAAAGGTGGGAAGGCCAGTCAACTGGATTATTGACTACAACAAAACTGGACCAATGGGGTTATCGGGTCAGTATGACTTCTATTTTCAAGGCGATAAAGTTGGAGTTGATGCTGTCGGAGAAATCCTAGATACTGCAGAAATGATGGGTATTGTGCAAAAAGGCGGTGCTTGGTACACTGTTAATGAAGAAAGATTCCAGGGTCGTGCAAAGGCTGTAGAGTACCTTAGAGACAACCCTAAAGTAGCGGATAAGATTAAGGAAGAGATATATGACAAGTCTTGAAAATTTTCTTAAAGGCAATAAAAAAGTAGAGCCACCATTGCAATCAATGGAGCCAGCCAGCGGTTCTTTTGCATGCCAAAATAAAGAATGCAACGAAGTTGTTTATGAAGGTTATGTTGATAGAGCACACAATAAGTTGAAGTGGATTTGCAGTCAAGGACATGATTCAGCGGTAAGCATCTAATGTCAGAGCGTGGAGAAATAAAACGTGACGGAGCTAAAGGACAGAAAAATTCTGGTCGTGGCGATTACCAAAAGGGAGACGCTCAGTGGCATAATTTTGTGGTTGATTATAAAGAGTATGAGAAGTCAATCTCTATATCAAAAGCTATTTGGGCTAAAATTTGTACAGACACTTTTAAGGTGGATAGGAATAAGAGCCCAGTTCTCAAGCTCATACTTGGTGGAGAAGGCTCTAAAACTAGACTTGCAGTAATTGAATGGGCACTGTTAGAACAATTGATAGAGTGTTGGGAGACACATAATGATTGAAGATCAAGACTTAGACGAGTTTCAAATTTGGTTTAGTAATGGTGTAGAGCGTGGTTGGATTACTCCACCATTTTGTGCTACTCATGATGGAATACCTTCAATTTCTGAAGAGGAAGAAGAAGAATGGGAAGCAGGCGGAGACCCATGTCAGTTTGTAGTTAGGATTCTTGAATGACAGAAAAACCAGTTATTGAATTAATCAGCGAACTAACAGAGTTCAATGATATGAAGACATATATGAGTGACCCAGACCTTGACTATGCTCTTGATTTGATTGTTAAGCTTATTTCTAAGCCTGATGTTCCTTCATCCAAAATTCCCGACCTTATTGTTAAAATGCAGGCTTTGTCTGCTAAGTTTGCAATGATGTCACGCTACTACACCACCTTTGAAAAAGGCGGGGAGAATTCTAAGAAGAAGAACGTATATTACACTGCTGAAGAAGCAATAGACAAGCTTGTTGCAGCATTGAAATATTCAATGAAAGGTAATTATTAGAACACTTGAGTGTGTGATATAATAAACATATGAAACCACACAACAAGCTTCCAGAACCAGAAATTGGTCAAATTTTTGAAGGTTGGACTGTTATAGAAATTGGTCAGTGGCAGTCAAAAACCCCTAACTCGTTCTATAAGTCAGAGCATTATTGTGGAAATACAAGAAAATTTACAGCATCTCAATTATGGTCTAAAAAATTTAAGCCTTGTAAAAAATGTGAAGCAAGGGTTGCATATAGAAAAAACCATAAAGATATAATTTTAAACAATATTTATAGGCAATATAAATGGAGTGCCAAAAAAAGAGGTCATTCATTTAATTTATCTAAAGAGGAATTTAATAAAATTGTTTTTATGAATTGTTCGTATTGCGGTGATGAGCCAAATCAGAAAAGAAGCATAACTGAAAAATTAAGAAGTGTTCACCATAAAGATGAATATATTTTAATTAATGGAATTGATAGAATTGATAATTCTATAGGTTATGAATTTAAAAATTGTACCCCATGTTGTTTTGTTTGTAATAAAGCTAAAAGCACCATGACTATAAAAGAATGGAATGATATGGTTTTAAAATGGAGTAGAATGGCAAAGATAAATGGGTAGAGAACTAATAGCAAACCTAAAGTTTCAGAAGATTTCAGACCCAGATGGATTTGATCCGATTAAGTTTGGTGAAATGTATGAGAAGGCAGTCTTAGAAGGGAAGAGACCAAATGAATTTACACAAAAGAAAACTTTTAGTCCTAGTAGTGTTGGTTATGGTAATGGTAACTGCCCTAGATATTGGTTCATTGCTTTTACTGGTGCTGAGTTTGAAAATGAAACTGATAGTATGGGTGTCATTAATATGGATAACGGTACGTATGTCCATGATCGCATTCAGAAAGTCATGGCTAAAATCCCAATCTTCAAAGCAAATGAAACAGAAGTTACCCACAATGATCCACCAATTAGAGGATTTGCAGACACTTTTATAGAGTGGAACGGCAAAGAGGTTGTAGGAGAAATCAAGTCTGCTAAGCAGGAAATTTTTGACATTCGCAAAGCAGAAATGCAGGGATTGCCATACCATAAGATTCAGCTTCTAACATACATGAAGATTCGTGGTGCAGAGCAAGGTTTCTTCTTCTATGAAAATAAGAATGATAATTCATTTTTGATTATTCCGATTAACATGGATGAACGCAACACTAAACTTATTAACGGTGTCTGGGATTGGATGCGTAAAGTTTATGCTGCATACGAAGCTGGAAATTTGCCAGAGAGAACTTTTACTAAGTCACAGTGGGCCTGTAAAGGTTGTCCTGTGAAGACTGTTTGCTGGAAGGACATGAAGGAAGAAGAAGGCGACGTCTACATAGAGCCTTTGGTGCTTGAAAAATGATATGTGCTTATGAAAATTGTCAGGGCGTAAAAGAATTTGAGCCAAAGACCCACAACCAAAAGTATTGCTCTGATGAGTGCTGCCGAATTGCTACTAATCAAAAGCTAAAAGAAGCCTATTATGAAAAGAAAGCACGTTTGGCGGGGGCCAAGAGAATTTGCAAGAACAAAGGTTGCAATGTTGTATTAAGTAGATACAATGATGGTAAAATTTGTGATAAATGTGTCAGTGCAGAAAAAGAAAAAGAGAGAAAAAATTTGCTGGAAATGGTAAAAATTGTCTCTCGCTAAACTTGTAAAACCAAAAGCTCATAAAGTATTAGGCATAGACGCTAGTACAAACAGCATTGCTTTTTGCTTGATGAATGAAAAGGTTCCTGTAAAATGGGGCGAAATAACATTTGATGGAGCTGACGTTTATGAAAGAATTCTTGACGCCAAAAGAAAGATTAGATCATTTAAAAGAGAGCTTGACACAGACTTTGTTGTTATTGAAGCAGCCATTTCTGTTAAGTCAGTTGCAACGGGAATGAAGATGGCATACGTATTTGGTGCTATAATGGGAGAGTTACTTAGTGATAATGTGGAGGTTGTTGAGGTTCATCCGATAACTTGGCAATCATATTTAGGAAATAAAAATTTCACTAAGGCTGAGAAAGAGGCGATTAGACTTGAATTCCCAGGAAAATCAGATAACTGGATCAAAGGAAAAATCCGTGAGCGAAGGAAGCAACGGACAATTGACTTTGTGGGAAATCTGGGCATCAAAACTGAGTCCGATAACGTCGCTGATGCGGCAGGAATAGCGTGGTATGCAGTAAATGAAATTATATGATTCTAAAGAGTGGTGCTACAAGAGATATGTAGTAGAAAAGAAAAGGATTGTGGACATGGCTATGGAAGCCAAGTGCTCACATATGACTATCCAAAGATCCCTAGAAAGATTTGGATTTATTAAAAAGCCTAGAAAGTGGACAAAATAATGCCGTATTCAGATCCCGCAAATAAGCCATGGACTGCTGAAAAGATTAAAGAAATCAATCCAAGCACTGTGCTGGATGTTGGGGCAGGAGCAGGAGTTTACCTAGACATAATCCGTGAACAGCTTGGTAATGGTGTAGTGGTGGTAGCCCTAGAAGTTTGGGAGCCTAATATATCTAAGTTTAATTTAGATAAAAGATATGACAAAGTTATAAATGAAGATGTTAGAAAAGTTGAAAACTTTGACTACGACCTAGTTATTTTTGGAGATGTTCTTGAGCATATGTCAGAAGCAGATGCGGTGGAGCTTTGGGATAGAGTATCCAAGCAGGCAAGAGCAGCAATAATTTCAATTCCAATTATTCACTATCATCAAGATGCACACGAAGGCAACCCTTATGAGATCCACGTTGAAGAGGACTGGAGCCCAGAAAGAGTTAAGAATGCTTTCAGCCATATTGTTGAATCAAAGGAATTTGAAGTAACTGGAGTTTATGTCGCAAGGTTTCAAGATGTTGTTAACTCATAAAGTATTTCATCTTAAAGATGCTGTTGAAAGAGAACAATACGCTTCAAATATAAATAACTATTTACAGAGTCATTCCAAAGAATTAGATATGGATGCTGTAAGAATTTCTAATGATGAAGAGCTTAACAAGTTTATTAAAGATAATCCAGACTTTAATTTAGATCCAAATGGTTACAATCTTGATAATATTCAAGGTTGGCGTTATGGAGAAATTGGAGTTTGGGCTAGTAATTTCTTGGCATGGAAAGAGTTCTTGACAACGCAATCTGATTCTGTTATTCTTATGGAAGACGATATATTGTTTGAAGAAGACTTTATACCACTATTGAAAGAGTATATGAATGAATTGCCTGAGAACTGGGATGCATTTTTCTTTGCAGTCCCGCCAGGACAGTTTCATAAGTATAACTCAGGCTTAGATGTAGGGGCAAATATATGCAGAGTCTATCAAGACCATTGGATGCTTTGTTACGTGCTTAGTAAAAAGGGTGCAGAAAAAGCTATTCAAACTGTGGCGGGAGGCGTAATGTTACCGTTGGATTGGTTCTTTTTCAGACAGAATCATATATTTAACTCATATGCAATTAAGCCACAAACTAGAACAGCAGTATCAGGTTCTCCAACTGAAACTACATTTCAGACACAGAGTAGAAAGATTATGAAGCTTGATTCCTAAAATCATCTGGCAAACTTATAAAGACCCACGTGGTAATCTACAGCCATATATGCATGAGGCAATTAATACTTGGATTATGAAGAATCCAGGATATGAGTATAGATACATGGATGATGCTCAGTCTGCACAATTTATAAAAGAAGAATATGGCGACGAGGTTTATAATCTTTTTATTAATCTCCCAGTTGGTGTAATGCGTGGTGACATGTGGCGCTATTTAGTAATTTATAAGTACGGCGGGATTTATGCAGATCTTGATACGCTTTGCTTACAGCCAATAGCAAGTTGGCTAAAGAGTGATAAAAGATTTATAGTTTGTCCAGAACACCAAGACCATTTTTGCCAATGGACATTTGCTGCAGAAGCTGGTCATCCAATACTTAAATCAGTAATTGATCTTATGATTTCAAGATTGAAAAATGCAGATTATGATATGCCACATTTCGTTCATTATTTGACTGGTCCAGGCGTATGGACTTCTGGCATATGCGACTACTTGGGTATTTATAATAATGATCCATACGGTAGAGCAAGCCATAAAGACGGCGGGGAAGGTTTAACTGTTGATATGGAAGCCTTTAATGAAACTGACGTAGCTAAGAAAAACGGATTTTATTGTTATGCAGGGGATCAATGGAGAATATTCCACTGGGAAGCTGTAAGACATATTTACGGTAGCCAAAACTGGAATCATGGATATGTTAAATGGATTGAAGATGAAAAGGTGAAAGGTAGCAGAGATGAAGCTTAGACCAGTATACCCAGATGGTGAAGGTTTTAACTGTAAAGACCTGTATATGCATTCTTTGAATGCCCCCGCAGGTAGTGAAATTTGGACTGCATGCCACGAAATAGCACAGCTTCTAATAGAGAAGAATATTTCTTATGGAAATTCAGCCATTGAACCAGTTAGAATTTTTGCTACATCTGACAATGTAGAGCAATTAAAGGTCAGAATTGACGATAAGATTAACAGAGTAAAGAACAATCAGGGCTTTGCTGGAGACAATGATATTGATGATTTGATTGGTTATTTAATCTTACTTAAAATTGCCATTGACAAGAACGGGTCTGAGGGAGTATAATTAAGTATGCCAACTTATGAATACAATTGTGTTGAATGTGAGACAAAAGAAGAGATCACTCGCTCTTTTAGCGATGAAGAAGTAGTTCCACCATGCCCATCATGCGGTTATAAAATGGTAAGAGTTTTTAATTCATTCGGCATCCAATTTAAGGGTGGCGGATTTTACAGTACAGGCGGGTAACTTGAAAGAAAATAGACCGTGGGGATTTTATAGAATCCTAGACGAATCAAATAACTACAAAGTTAAATATTTATATGTAGACCCTAAGCAAAAGCTTTCGTATCAAAGCCATACAAAAAGAGCTGAGCATTGGTTTATAGTATCTGGCATAGCTGAAGTTACGATAAATGATCAAAAGATGATTGTTGGCCCAGGCGATACTATTGATATAGCAATCGGAGATAAGCACAGAATTGAATCTGGTGAAAATCCTGTAGAATTTATTGAAGTTCAAACAGGAACATATTTTGGCGAAGATGATATCACACGTTATGAGGATGCTTATGGCAGAGAATGAAGTAGCACTAGCTGGTCAATTTGATCAAATGAATAAGGTTATTGAAGAACTGCTCAAGGGAAATTCTCCTGCACAGATTGCTAGATCCTTGGAGCTTACCCGTGCACAAGTAGAAAATTATATTGATGCTTGGAAGGGCTTCGTTCATGACAATAAAGCTGTTCGTGACCGTGCCAGGGAAGCTTTGGCTGGAGCAGATGAGCATTACAACATGCTTATCAAAGAAGCTTGGGTAACATTAAATCAAGCAGATGCACAAGATTCTCCAAATGTTAAAGCACAAGTTATTAAGCTTATTGCTGATATTGAAGCAAAGCGTATTGATATGCTTAACAAGGCGGGAGTCCTAGAAGATAATTCTATGGCTGATCAAATCCTAGAATCAGAAAGAAAGCAAGAGATACTTATTGGTATTCTAAGAGATGTTACTTCATCTTGTGATCATTGTAAATGGGAAGTATCAAAGAGGTTAGGTCAAGTTACTGGTCAAGTAGAGGCCGTTGTTGTAAATGACTGATTTTGATGTCTTTTTAGATGCTCTTGAGGGTGATGAATTTGACGAAAAACCAGCACCACTTGAAGAGTTTGTAACAAGCAAAAATTATTTAGGTCTACCACCATTGTCTGAATATCAATATCAGATGATTCGTGCTTCCACTCAAATCTATAAGCGTGAGACACTTCACAAAGTTTACGGTGAAGTAGAAGGTGAAAAGATTTGGAAGCAAACTTGTTCTGAAGTTATTCTTCAACTTGGCAAAGGTTCTGGAAAAGACTATACATCTACTATTGCTTGTGCATATATGGTGCACTTGCTTCTATGTCTTGCAGATCCCGCCAGATATTATGGCAAGCCACCAGGCGATGCTATTGATATTATTAACATTGCTATCAACGCAATCCAGGCAAACCGAGTATTCTTCAAGGGTTTTAATCAGCGTATTGAAAAATCACCTTGGTTTCAAGGTAAGTACATTGCCAAGGCAAATATGGTTGAGTTTGATAAATCAGTTACAGTTCACTCAGGTCACTCAGAGCGTGAAGCATGGGAAGGCTATAACGTTCTCGTGGTTATCCTTGATGAAATTTCAGGCTTTGAACTTGAATCAACATCTGGACATGACCAAGCAAAAACAGCATCAGCTATTTATAAGATGTATCGTGCATCCGTAAACTCCCGTTTCCCAGACTTCGGCAAAGTAATTCTTCTTTCATTTCCACGTTTTAAGAATGACTATATTCAGCAGAAGTATAACGAGGCGGTAGCTGAAAAAGAAACCGTTATTAGACACCACAAGTTTAAGGTAGATCCAGATTTGCCTGATGGTACTGAAGGAAATGAATTTGAGATGGAATGGGAAGAAGACCATATTATCTCGTATAAAGTACCTAGAATGTATGCTTTGAAAAGACCTACATGGGAAATTAACCCTACCAGAACTATTGATGATTTTACTATTGACTTTTATACAGACCCTACAGACGCATTGTCACGCTTTGCCTGTATGCCACCAGACGCTACAGATGCGTTCTTTAAGAATCGTGCAGTAATTGAAAAAGCATTTAGTAATCCAAAGTTAAATGTAGATTCATATGGTAGATTTGATGATGATTTTAAGCCTAAAGAAGATGTTAAGTACTTTATGCACGTTGACTTGGCACAAAAGCATGACCATTGTGCCGTAGCCTTAGCTCACGTAGATGGCTGGGTAACCATGAAGATTGGCGATCAATATAAGCAAGCAGCGCCAAGAGTTATAGTAGATGCGGTTAGATATTGGACCCCTACAGCATCAAAATCAGTTGATTTTACAGAGGTAAAAGATTACATAACAAGTGTTCGGGATAAAGGCTTTAACCTCAAGCTAGTAACATTTGACCGTTGGAACTCGCACGACATGATGCAACAGCTTGGAGTGCACGGGATTAAGACTGAGATCCTATCAGTAGCAAAGAAGCATTATGAAGATATGTCTCTATGTTTAACTGAAGAAAGATTACATGGACCTAAGATTCAGATTTTGATTGATGAGTTGCTACAACTTCGTATCATGAAGGATAAAGTAGACCACCCAAGAAAAGGCTCTAAAGACTTGTCTGATGCGGTTTGTGGTGCAGTATTTAATTCAATATCACTGACCCCGCCAGACCAAGATAAAGAAGTTGAAATCTATACTTATTCTGGGGTATTTGCAGATGAACTTGCACAATTAAAGGCGGAATCAGATGCAAGATTAAAGAACACTATTCGTATTCCAGATAAGAAAGTTATGCCTGCAGACATTAGAGATTTTTTTGATGACGATGATAGCGAATATCGCAACATGGTTGACAACTTCAAAATACTATAGTAGAATAACGACAACAACAAACAAGGGATAATAAATGTTAGCAAACGGAACTATCAAGACTATTGAAGATGAAGACGATATTTATATTAGTTTAACTGCACTATGTGAGTATTTCACAAGGTCTGCAGTAAATATGAGAAATGAAATTGATGCGGCAGATACAAAGCATAAGCGTTATGCTGCGGGACTTTATGATATGATGCATACTCTTGCAGAAGAAATGGTTGAGCTTGGAAAGTTTGAAGCACAACGTCGTATGATTAATAATCCAGATGATCTACTAAAGATGATTGACAAGAATCCATTCGGTAAGGTAGAATAGCAGTATTGGGATGTAGCTCAGCTGGCAGAGCGTCCGACTGTTAATCGGAATGTCGTAGGTCCGAATCCTACCATCCCAGCAAATTATTAACCAGCTAATAGAGAGAGTATAATTATGAATATGATTGCAGAAAAAACAGAGGAAGTAATTGATGATAAACAGTTTGTACTTGGTCCTAGCAACCGTTGCGATTCTTGTTCTGCTGAAGCGTTAGTTTGGGTTAAAGGTGTGGCGGGAGAACTTATGTTCTGCGGTCACCATTATGCAAAGAATGAAAAAGCATTAAAAGATTTTGCATACGAGATCGTTGATGAAAGAGAAAAAATAATAGAAAACAAATTAATTGGTGAAGCACACGCCTAATCAATAAGGAGCAATAGCTCAGTTGGTTAGAGCCCCCGACTCATAATCGGGTCGTCGTAGGTTCAAGTCCTACTTGCTCCACTAATTCCCGTTTGTCCAACTGGCAAGACAATGGCCTTTGAAGCCATGAATCGTGGTCCGAATCCACGGCGGGAAGCATTGCGGGATAGAGCAGTTCGGAAGCTCGGGAGCCTCATAAGCTCTAGGTCGTGGGTTCAAATCCCACTCCCGCAACCAAGCACTAATGGCCCAATGGTAGAGGCGCTAGTCTTAGGAACTAGTTTTTGTAGGTTCAAATCCTACTTGGTGCACGAGGCTACAGGTGACACACCTTAGGTATGGATATAGTTACACATAACCAAGTAACCCGTGAGATGAGTTCTGCGGGAGACTCTTAGGGCAGCGTCATTCGGTGCTGGAATAATTCACCTGTAGTCCTCATGCGGATGTTGCATATCGGTAGTGCCTCTGCCTTCCAAGCAGAAGGGGTGGGTTCAATTCCCATCGTCCGCTCCAAGCCTTGTTAGCTCAGTGGTAGAGCACCCGCCTTGTAAGCGGAAGGTCTTCAGTTCAAATCTGAAACGAGGCTCTGTTAATGTATAATTAACTATCATGACAGATGCACACGATCAAAATATGACATTGCATATTCTGGCCCACATTCCAGAACATGACCCACGAGAATCTGATCCAAATTACAAATATTTTATGCAAGCTAAAAAAAAGATCAAAGCGGCGGGACTTTGGAAATGCGTCATAAATGATGATTTATGTGGCGGGGAACCAGAATTACACCATACACATATAGAATTTAGTCAAATACCTAATGCTGATATAAAGAAGATTGAAGCTTATTTTGGTTTAAATTTCAAGGATGATGCAGAATTTCAGCAATGGTTGGAAAGTCCAGGAAACTTAGAGGTATTGTGTACTAATCATCATAGGACACATTATGGGATTCACACTCTTCCCCATGCCCTATGGGAGACCATGAGATTTAGAAAAAATGGTACTTTGCCAGCAGCAGAAGTTGTAAAAGCACCAGAAAAAAAGAAAAAATTTAACATGAAAGAAGCTTTGGCTTCATCGCCAAAGACTGATATAATTAAGGCGGAGGAAACAAACAATGGCAATCAATCATCAAGTAGTAACAGTTGACAACAGCGGAACTTCCCTAGTCAGCATTCCAAAAGCAAATGCAATTCCTTACGAGAATAAGGTTTCAATTTCAATTCAGAATTTAGATTCAAACAACTCAGTTTACTTGGGTGCAGCAGGAGTTACAAGCTCTTCATATGGCTATGCCATTGCAGCAGGTACAACATTTGCAATTGATCTACTTCCTGGAGACCAGCTTTTTGGAACAACAGGAATTTCAAACACAACAGTCCAACTCGCAATTCTAGCAGCAGAGGTTTAATATGGCTATAAGACTAAACTTAGGATCTTTATCAAACAAGATTACTTTGTCTGGTCTTTTGTCTACCCCCGCCGTATTCGGCGGAACCTTGTATTCTGATGCAGTTTATTCCTATAGAGCATTTACAAGTTCAGACACATTAACAATTACTGGTGGAAGTTTAAAGGCAGATATTCTAGTTGTTGCTGGTGGCGGTAGCGGTGCTTGGGGATATGCTGGCGGTGCAGGAGCAGGTGGACTTCTTTCATATACATCGCAAAAAATTGCAAAAGGAACTTATTCAGTAGTTATTGGTGCAGGAGCTGCACAAGCAAGTACAAATGGATATAATCAAGGAAATACTGGAAACAATACTTATATAAATAATGTAACTTCAACTGCCTACGGTGGAGGTTACGGTGCTTATTTTGGAAACAGAGGAGGCAATGGAGGATCTGGTGGCGGTGGTGGATGGTACGGTGCACCTGGAGGTTCTGGAACGCCAGGACAAGGTTATGATGGTGGCAATGGAGGATATGGTGCTGGCGGTGGCGGTGGCGGTGCAGCTGGTTCAGCTTCAGGTGAATATGGCGGACCAGGTTCTTCAAACTTCTCTGATTGGGGATTAGCAACCAGCACTGGAGTACTTTGGAATGGATTGCATTATTATGCTGCAGGTGCAGATAGCGAACACAATAATGATACAAGTTATGGAAAGTTAAACGTTCCACAACCAAATACAGGTAGTGGAAGCAGAGGCAACTCAGGGTCTGGCGGGGGATCAGGAATTGTAATCCTTCGTTATCTTAAAACTGCAGTAGCATCAACAGATTCTTCTTTAACATATATCACAATAAATGGAACAAAATATTCAATATCAGATTTGTCCAATATTAATAATACCGTTAGTATTCCTGTTAACTCAACATCAGCTAATATATCAGTTACAAAATCAAATAAAAATTCAAGTGTTGTAATAAATGGAAATTCAGGTTTTTCAGGAGGAAATAATGCAGTAAGTATTGTAGTTACTGCACAAGACAAGGTAACAACATCAACTTATAATATTAATATTTTTGTGCCTTCTACAACTGTTGTTAATGGAGGAACATTTTTTAAAGATTCCACTTACTATTACAATGTATTTAAGGCATCTGATACATTATCAGTAACTGGAGGAAACCTAAAAGCTGAAGCTATAGTAATTGGTGGCGGTGGTTCCAGCGGTGGATATTTTGGTGGTGGCGGTGATGCAGGAGGTTTAGTTGAAAACTTTAATTTAAACCTTGCACCTAATAATTATTCAGTACTGGTTGGAGCGTCTGGAGGAAATAACACTACATTTAATGGAATTACAGCCTTCGGTGGCGGTAATGGTGGTGGCGGTCCTTATTCAAATGGCTCAAGTGGTGGCTCTGGTGGTGGTGCTGGTGGAGATGGATTCTATTTTCAATCTGGTGGTGCTGCAACTCAAACAAACAATGGTGGCGGAATTGGATATGGTAATCCAGGGGGAAATTATTATGCAAATGATCCATACGTAGGTGGAGCAGGTGGTGGAGCAGGCGGAACTCCGACTGGAAGACAATATTCTGATTGGGCATCTGCAACATCAACAGGAGATTCAAGTGGTTATTATGCAGGAGGAGCACCCGCACGATATTATTATAACGCATATGGCAGTGGCGGAGGCGGATGGGGAGTTGCAAATACTGGAGCGGGAGACTCATCTGGAATTGTTTTGATACGTTATTTAAAAAATTCTGTAGCACCATTTCCAACGGTTTCAGGAGGAACGTTAACTTCAGATTCAACTTATTACTACAGAACATTTAATAATTCCGATTACTTAGTTGTTCAAGATCAATCTATAAACCTTCAGGTTATGTTGGTAGGTGGAGGAGGTAGCGGAGCTTGCGGTGGTGGAAATAACTACGGCGGTGGCGGTGCTGGTGGAATGAGTGTTTATTCATATACTGCAAGCCCAAGAGCATACTCCATACTTGTAGGAGCTGGCGGAAGCGGCGTTGGTGAATCTCAAGCATATGGCCCATATGGAGGAAATGGAAACGACGGAAGCAATTCAGGATTTACAACAACTTATTGGGGCGATGCTGGATTTACATCTTCTCAGGGATACACTTCAGACTATGGCAAAGGTGCACAAGGTGCAAATGGCGGAAACGCAGGAGCTAATATAAATGGTGTTGTATACCCAGCAGGTGCTGGAAGAAACTACGGTGGCGGTGGCGGTGGATCTGGTGGGGCTGGTCTAGGTGGTAGCTCTTCAGATATAACAGGAGGATATCATTATTATGATGCTTTTTACGGAGATACAAACGGCGGACCTGGTACAAACCAACCATCTGATTGGATTTCTGGAGCTGGCCTAGGTGTAGGTGGATATGTTGGTGGCGGTGGTGGTGGAACCTCTACTTATAATTTAGGTTCAGGGTCAGGAGGTTCTGGTGGTGGCGGTGGCGGAACTGGTTATGGCGGTAGCGGTGGTTCTGGAGCAAGCAACACTGGCTCAGGCGGAGGCGGTGCACCATATTCTTATTATTATGCATCATCAGGTAGCGGTGGTTCTGGAGTTGTTGTTGTTCGTTATACTAAAGCTTCGGTGGGTGGATAATGTCAGATAATATAAATAAATGCATGACTTGTGGCTGCAACATGCCTGGAGTTGATCATGTTATAATTGATAGAAATGTTAAAGAAAATCAAGGGGATAAAGAAATGAATGAAGAAATTGTAAAAGCAGATGGCGGATATAAGCCAACAGCAGGAATGAAATCTGCAGCAGCAAAAGCCATTAAATGGAAAGAAGAAGGCAAAGCAAATGGTGCAGGAACTAACGTTGGTTGGACCCGTGCACATCAGATTGTAAATGGTGAATCATTGTCTCTTGACACTGTAAAGCGTATGTATTCTTTCTTTTCCCGCCATGAAGTTGATAAAAAGGGCAAGGAATGGGATAAGCCATCACATGGCAAGGTAATGTGGTATGCATGGGGCGGGGATGCAGGATATGCGTGGTCTCGTGCTATTGTAGAAAGAGAAAATAAAGTTGAAAAAGAAATTTGGGCTGGAGCATTTTCACCAACATTTGATTCTGTAATTGAAAAAAAGAATGACAAATATAAAGATGTTATTTCACATAGAAAAGGTGAGCCAGCAGATAAAGATTTGTATGCAAGAGTTGTAGCTGCAGCAAAGAAAAAGTTTGATGTATATCCTTCGGCATATGCTAACGGTTGGGTTGTTCAAGAATACAAACGCCGTGGAGGGAAGTACAAAAATTAAAAAAGAATCAGCGGGAGCAGAACGGCTCTCTGGTGGACCAGGATTTAAAATTGAGTTTAATGTACCCGATTGTCAGGGTGGATATGCTGTACTGAAAGCTGGATCGGGACAAGTTATTGGTTGCTATACAACCAAAGAACATGCCCAAGCAGCCATGGATGCTATAGCAGTAAATGAACCAGATTTGACCAAGGGTGATCAAACTAAGCAAAATGAACAAGAAGGTATTGGTTCATTGAATTTTTGGAACGGATCTTTCGCACCAGTTCTTGGGTTGCAGGGCGGGGACAATGGATGGAAATCTACATACAACTCTCCTCCACAAAATGATGGTAAACCAAATGTAGGTTACGGTAATTCTTCTAGCCCTAAAGGTCGTAGCAATCAATAATGTCAAACAAGCTTGATAATTTTGGTCCAGTCTATTTAATAAATTTAAAAAGAAGACCAGATAGACTTGCTAATTGCATTAAAAATTTTGAAAAATATAATGTAAAAGGTTACACAATTATTGAAGCTATTGATGGAAGCACGGAAGATTTAATGCAGTATGTCACTAGACCACATTCAATAAGAAATAATGAACTTGCATGTACCTTGTCACATCTAAAAACAATAAAGCATTGGTATGAAACAAGTGACACACAATATGCAATTATTATGGAAGATGACCTTTCTTTTGAAACAGTAGAATATTGGAAGTTCACATGGCAAGAATTTATTAATAATATTGATTTTGATTATGATCTTTTTCAACTTTCTATTATAAATTCTGGTATGGATTCTTCTATCCATAAATGGAATACTAATGATTTTGGTAATGGCATATATCTTGTAAGTAGAAAACTTGCTGAAAAAGTTACTAAAGATTTGATAAACTTAGATGGAAAATATGATTTACCAGACAACCCTTTGGCAGATCATTTTCTATATAGAAACTATGATTCATATTCGGCTCCATTATTTACTATAAGCCTTGAAACACAAGCAGATGTAAACCCAGGCCACAGGAATATACATCAAGAAGCAAGAGATAAAACCCTTGAGTTTTGGCAAAATGGCGGGTTGACAATAAACTAGCATTTTTGATATAATATATACACAGGATGCCTTCGGGGTCCTGAATTTAACTAACTTGCTGAAAAGGAGCTAAGTATGACAAACCTAACATATAAAACAAATCCATTTGCACAAATTGAAGCCATTTTTAATGACCCGTTTTTCCTAGGTTTTAATGATCAATTTGTACGGTGGGAAACAAATAAGAAGACAACATCTTCATTCCCCCCATATAACGTAAAAAAGATTGACTCAGACAACTATGTTGTTGAGTTAGCAGTTGCGGGATATGAGCGTGAAGATATTGATGTAACAGTAGATAAAGACACATTGATTATCAAGAGTGAACGTGAAAATGATGATAAAGCAGATTACCTACACAAGGGTATTGCTGGACGTAATTTCACACAGACATTCACCCTTGGTGAGTATATGATTGTTAAGTCTGCTTCACTTGAAAATGGATTGCTTTCCGTCAAAATTGAACGGGAAATTCCAGACGAGGCTAAGCCTAGACAAATCAAGATCAAGTAAGGTATAATTAAAGGACCCCGCTCGTACTGGGCGGGGTTTCTAACAAAGGATAAATATGGGAAGCAAGCATAACCAAGAAAAGATTAAGAAAGCCTTAGAAATTCGCATTAAGAATATGGAACCAGGCACAAAGAAGCCAGGCTCAATGAATAAGAAAAAGACGGGATACGCTAAAGTATCAAAGTAATGTATAATTAAACCATGAGAAAATTTTGGTCTAATTTATCATTTTATATACAGAAGTACCCTGCTAGAATAACTGGGTATCTATCTGCTTTAAGTCTAAATGCAATGAAATATTGGCCAGATATTCCAGTTGGTATTTTAATCCCAATTGCTATGTTATTCATAATGATGGGCGAGGGTGCACAAAGAATGGAAGATAAGAAAACTGTTCAGGCTTTGTATACACACAATGATCCAAATAAAAAGGACGAAGATATTTTGATAGAAATGATGCGTCATGAGGATCAACAAATCCAAGAGATAAGGAATCTAAAAAATGGCGACAAATGAAGATTTAATCCAAGAGCTAAAAGTGCTAAAATCAATGGTGGTTAAGCATTATGTTCAAGCACATGGGTATCACTGGAATGTTGAAGGTGAGAATTTTCCACAATATCACAAGTTTTTTCTAAAGATTTACAAAGACCTATATGAGTCTATTGATCCAATTGCAGAGAATATCAGAAAGTTGGGTGCAAAAGCTCCATTTGGCTTAAAGTCTTGGACAGAGCTTAGTCCTGAGTTAGAGATTAATGATTCAGAAAATCTTAATGCCCGTCAAATGATTCAAGAATTAGTTAACACTAATTATATTGTGATGGATCAGCTAAAGCACACATACGATGTTGCCAACGCATTAGATGAACAAGGAATTTGTAACTTTATTGCGGGACGTCAAGAGGCACATAAATTCTGGCAGTGGCAATTGACAGCAACCCTACAGAACTAGTATAATACTGATATAAGATATTACAAGGGTCACGCAAGTGACCTTTTGTATTTGCCCCTGTAGTTCAGTGGATAGAACAATGGACTTCTAAGCCATGTGTCGCAGGTTCAATTCCTGCTAGGGGCACAACTGATGTATAATAGTACCGAGGAAGTGGTAAATTGGAATACGACCCTACAAATGAAGAGCATCAAGAATTGATGAACTATCTGGTATCAGAAGGTGCAGCAACTCTTGACGGGATAGCAGATGACGGGGAACCAATTTATAAGTTTGACATGGAGATTCTGGAAGAGGTTATGCCAGAGCTACATCAAGCAATGCTAGATGATATGGACCAAGTTTTACTTGATTTGTATCAAAAGGGTTTGATTGAAGTCTCTTATGATGAAGATCTAAACGCTCAAATTGCAGTATCTGAAGAAGGTAGAAATGCTCTTATTCAAGCTGGATTTGACATGGATGCTTTTGATGAAGAAGAATTCTAAACTAATACAAATAAGGTGGTGATTTAAATATGGATAACAACCAACAAGGAACTGAGGGTGGCATTCAACAACCAGCTTCAGCAACACCAGTAACCGAGCAAGCAGGACCAGAAGCAGGTCTTCGTTCTGATGCAAAGACAGATCTAGGTGTTAACAACCCAGGTACAGTGAACGTCGGAAGCCCTTTCACGGGGCGTGATGTTTCAATGACCACTCCACAATACGCTGGAGGGAACATCACGACTACAGAGGCGGGGTCAAAGTAAGATGGATTTTGTAGAAAAAAGAGAATTCTCTGACAAGAAGCGTAAGGAATTAGCTGACAAAGGTCACGCTATGCCAGACGGTTCTTTTCCTATTGAAAATACAACTGACTTACATAACGCCATTCAAGCTATAGGTCGTGCAAAAGATTATGCTAAAGCAAAAGCTCATATAATTTCTAGAGCACGTGCTTTAGGTGCAACAAAGATGCTTCCAGAAGAATGGAGCATTACTAAGTTTATTGATGATGTTAAAGATGCTTTTGAAAAGGCAATCGGAACCTCTTCTTCAGTAGACCAAGAGCGGGATGAGAGAACCGTTGAGAACTATGTTAGACAAAGTGCTAACACAGATCAAATGATATCAAATACAACAAATGGAATAGGAGGTAACATAGTGTCAAATACAACAGAACCAGATCCACAGGGAACAATCGCAGTACAAAAGGATCTTCCTAATGCAACTCGTCCAGATGCAGTTGCAATTATTGATCAAGAAACTCGCCCAGAGGGTGACGTTTCTCCATCAGCAGCTCCACACAACGTGCCAGATGTATCAACAAATGGTGCAGGAATCTACAAGGCTGGAATGACTTGCCCAGATTGCAATCAAGCAGTTATGCACATGTGCAACATGGATAAGGCTGACGAAGCTAAGGAAGATGACAAGGTTGAAAAGGCAGCAGCAGAAGATGAAGTATCAGAAACATCAGCAGATGATGAGACTGTAGAAAAGTCAGTTGATGCACAAGTAGAACCACAAACTGAAATTAAGAAGTCAGTATGGGGTGGAGCTTTCGCACCAATCAATCTCAAGTAATATATTGTATATACGTATATATGTATGCAAGGACGGTAACCCCGTCCTTGTGTATTTAGAAAGGAAAACATGAGAGTATTAATTTTTGGAGACAAAAATTGGCGGGATTATAATGATTTAATCCGTCAACTTACAGTATTAATTGATGACCGTAAGCATTTTTATCCTGATGATACAGAGTATATTTTTGTACATAAGGGTTTGCAAGGTGCTGAAAATATGGTTACGGAATACATAGGCAAAACCGAAAGATTTCTGAGACAAAAAGGATATAGAATCAAAGAAGAATTAGTTAGAGATCGTACATCATACTCTGATGTTACAATGATTGAATCTATGCCTGACTTTGCTCTTGTTTTCGGGGATTGCCCCAGAAACAGACAATGTGTTAAGCTTCTTGAAACATATCAAATTCCTTTCAGATATATTAAAGAATAAGCTTGACATAGCCCTTGTAAAACTGATACAATAGTATAAATATCCCTACTAACAAAGGAAATCAATGACAAATATTGAACCACTAGGCGGACTTGTTCTAGTTAAAGAAATAGAGCAACAGGACAAGCGTACCAAGTCTGGTTTAGTTATCGCAGCAACATTTCAAGATTCAGAGCTAAAGCGTGGAGAAATCATTAATCTAGGACCAGGCGAGCGGGATCAAGAAGGAAAAAATCACACAATCCCACTAGAAATTGGTCAAATTGTAATTTACAATGAAGGCAATGCAACAGAGATTGAAGATAATCAAGGCGAAAAATATAAGTTTGTAAACTGGCGTCAACTATTTGGAGTAGAAAACAATGGCTAAGATAACATTAGATTACACTGAAGCACACAATTTTGTAGAAAAGAATAAGTCTCAAGGTTTCTTTTGGGATGGCTGGACTATTGTAAAATGGTCTCCAAGCAACAACGGCTTTATGCAACCAAATGGTTTGTATAGAAATAATAAGTGGGGATATTCAAATCGTTATGAATTGAAGTCAAATGGCACTTGGGAACTAAGCGAGAAGTATGCCAAGTTCGTATAATTTCTTAGGCATAGACAAGGAAGACCTTCAATGGTATCACCTTGCTGTATGCAACGGCATGACAACTAGACCAGACTTTGACTGGTTTTATGACTTGTATGAAGCTGATAAAGAAGCTGCAAAACAAGTTGACGAGATGTGTTTGTCATGTCCTGTTATTAAGATTTGTTACGAACAAGGCGTTAAGAATAAAGAAAAGGGTGTATGGGGCGGGGTTTATATGGATCTTGGTAGACCAGATAAACAACATAATTCCCATAAGACTGCTGAAATCTGGAAAAGACTAAAGAGTATTCATGGCAAAAATAAAATACACGGTTGAGATGGCTAAGAAAATACGGGAAGTAAAATGTCCTGTAAAAAATCTCAAGCTAGATGTAAGAGCAAGACCTAATTATCTTGCTTTAACCGTGTATGAAGAAAATGTCATGGAGTATAACGAAAGTCAAAGAATGCAGTTGATGGAATACTTGTTGTTGCTAAGACAACTTATTATTTCATATGGTACTGCGTGTGAGATAGAAGGAGTTGCATCCAATGGCAAACAATGAGGATCATGAGGATACAATAGAGTTTGTTTATATCCCAGACGAGGGTATATACGGAACTATTGTTCAGTATGGTGCTTGGTCATCACTAATTGAATATTATGATGGCGGAATTAAATACACAATTGAGATACCAAATGATGAGTATATCGTGGTAGATGAAATTGGTGTCGGATATATTGATGAAACGGAAGAAACTGAATGAACTGTTACTCTTGCAATAAGCAAAAGGCTAATCTAGAGCCAACCAAATCAGCGTTGATTCAAGGAACTACTTTGTTTTTGTGTGCCAGCTGTATTGAACTAAAGTTTGAGCCACGCTGGGTTATTATCTTGGCGGGAAGACAGAATGGTCCTGAATACGTAAGAGATTATGTAATCAAGCACCGTTATGTAGGACATACAATAACAGCGGAGGAATTAATTGCTTAAAATTACGGATGATGCAAAAGAATTCCAATCAGAGGATGAATGTGTAGTTTATTTTACAGCTGCATGGTGCAATCCTTGTAAGCAATTA